GGGCGGCTCCATTCAGGCTCGTAAGAACCTCGGAATGACGGACGGGGGAAAGCCCAAGTCCGGCCTGCAAGCACTAAGGGGCGGTCGTGCGAGCTAAACCTAAGGTCCTTGAAGAGGAAGTAAAACTCTTCGGTCACGAAGTCCCGGCGGTCTTCACACCACCACTGCGGAAGCTGACTCCGAAGACCTCACACGGGTTTGAGGCGATTGACTTCGCAGAGAACGTCCTCGGGGTGGAGCTTTACCCGTGGCAAAAGTGGGTTCTAATCCACGCGCTGGAACTGAAGCCTAACGGCAAGTTCCGGTTCCGGACAATNATCCTGCTCGTGGCCCGGCAGAACGGCAAGAGCCGCCTGCTNCAAATCCTCTCGCTGTGGCGAATGTACGTCGACGGNGCTCCTCTGGTAATCGGCACCGCGCAGAACCTCGACATTGCCGAGGAACTCTGGTCGGCGGCTGTCGAACTCGCCCAGGAGTGCGACGAACTGGCCGCAGAAATCAAGCACGTGGACCGGACGAACGGCAAGAAAACCTTGCGGCTCGCCCCGGACCCCGAAAACCACCTGCCGATCCGCCGCTACAAGGTGGCGGCGGCGAACCGCAAGGGCGGTCGTGGTCTGTCCGGTGACCTCGTCCTAATGGACGAACTCCGGGAGCACACCAACTGGGAGTCCTGGTCGGCTGTCACGAAGACCACAATGGCCCGTGCGAAGCCCCAAGTTTGGGCCGCTTCGAACGCCGGGGACGCCTCCTCGGTGGTCCTGCGCCACCTGCGCAAGGCTTCGGTCCGCCAAATCATTGACAAGGACACGGCCAAGGCGTCAGTCGCACTCTTTGAGTACGCGGCTGTGAAGTGGGACCCGCGAGGCGGGGACGACCAGACCGGCGACTACGTCAACCTGAAGACCTCGGACCAAGAGGGCTGGGCAATGGCCAACCCGTCGCTGAACTGGGGCGACCTGACCACGGAGGCCCTGCAGGCCGCGTTCGACACGGACCCTGACCCGGTGTTCCGTACCGAGTGCCTCTGCCAGTGGATTTCGACCTCCTCGATGGGACCCTGGGACACGGGCGTCTGGGAGTCGCTGAAGGACAAGAAGTCCGCCCGCGCTCCCAAGACAGGTTACTACTTCGGGGTTGACGTCTCGTGGGACCGCAACTGGGCGGCTGTCGCAATGGCAGGCTTCCGGGAGGACGGACTGGTCCACGCCGAAGTAATTGCCTACCGCACGGGCACCGACTGGGTAGTACCTTGGCTGGCCGAACGTAAGGACCGCGAAGGACTCCTCGGGATTGCCCTGCAGGAGAACGGCTCGCCTGTTGGCTCGCTTCTGACGGACTTCACGAAGGCCGGGATCGAGATCCTGGGTTGGGGTGGCGGTGAGCTTGGCAAGGGTACGGGTGCTTTCTACGACCTCGTACGCCAGTTGAAGCTCCGGCACCGGGACCAAGAGGCCCTAAACCTCGCGGCCTCCACGGCGGCTACCAAGCCTGTCGCGGACTACTGGCTCTGGGACCGCAAGCGCTCGCCGTTTGACGTTTCACCACTGATTGCACTCAACGCGGCAGTCTGGGCGCTCCTCCGACCGGAGGAAGAAACCAGCACCAGCGCTTACGACGACGACGAGCTAATGTTCGTGTAGAAAGGGGAAACCGTGGGCATTCTTGACACCCTTAGGGGCGTGTTCGGGGGGACCTCCGCCGGAACAATCACCCTGCAAGGGCACGTTGCGACCTACTCGGACTTTGTGCACCTGATCAAGGACCAGGACCCGGCGACGCTCTTTCGGCAACAGCCGAACCTGCGCACCGTAATTACGTTCCTGGCCCGGAACACGGCACAGCTTGGGGTTCACACCTTTGAGCGGGTAGGCGAGACGGACCGGAAACGCAACACCACGGACCCTGTCGCGCAGACCCTGGCCAAGCCGAACAAGACAATGACCCAGTACGACCTCCTTTACCGCCTTACGGCAGACCTCGCCCTCTGGGACGAGGCGCTCTGGCTGGTTACCGAGGACCTGGAGTCGGAGTCCGGTTGGACCATCCAGCCGATCCCGATGAAGTGGGTGCAGGGTTTCGGAGGCGGCGACCTTTGGGGTCCCGACTACGTGACCATTTACCCGCCGGGGTCGTCCAAGTCGGTCCGCGTCCCAATGTCGGACGTAATCCACTTCCACGGCTGGAACCCGGACAACCTCCACGGCGGGGTGTCCCCGGTGGAGTCGCTGAAGGCGACCCTGCAGGAGCAAATCCACGCGTTCGCCTACCGTGAGCAGAACTGGACCAAAGCTGGTCGTGCTGGCCTCGTGGTGAGTCGTCCCAAGGACGCTCCCTCGTGGACCCCGGACCAGAAGCGCAAGTTCAAAGAGGTCCTGGACTCGAAACTCTCCGGCGACAGCGGCGCTGACGCTGGCGGCTCGATCATTTTCGAGGACGGGATGGAGGGTAAGCGCCTGGGCTTCAACGCCAAGGAGGAGCAGTTCATTGAGGCGGCTCAACTGAGCTTCACCACGGTCTGTCAGGTCTACCACGTGAACCCGACGATGGTCGGCCAGCTTGAAGGGTCGAACTTCAACAACGTCAAAGAGTTCCGGCGGATGCTCTACGGGGAAACCCTGGGGCCGACTGTCGTCCAGCTTGAAGACCGTTTGAACGCCTTCTTGGTGCCGAAAATCTCGCCCACGAAGAGCAAGCTCTACGTCGAGTTCAACGTGAAAGAGAAACTGCGCGGCTCCTTCGAAGAAGAAGCTCAGTTCCTCCAGTCGGCTACCGGCGGACCCTACATGACCCGCAACGAAGCCCGCGCTCGCCAGAACCTACCGGCAATCGAGGGCGGCGACGAGCTAATCGTCCCGCTCAACGTGACGCAGGGTGGACAGGCCAGCCCACAGGACGCAACGCCGGACAGCATTACCGGCGAAAACTCCTCGGGGGCCTCCTCCCACCCTGGGGTGGCGGGGAAGCTCGCGCCACTCAAGGACCTTGGCGAGTACAAGGCCCGCGCTTCGGACACAGTCCAGGCCAACGTCGAGAAGGTCCTCAAAGCCTTCTACAAGCGGCAGGGCGCGTCGGTTCTCTCCAAGCTCGGCGCGAAAGCCGACGAGGAGTGGTGGGACGAGGCCCGGTGGAACAGCGAACTGGCGGCTGACCTGTTTAAGCTTGGCGTGGCGATTGCCGCCCGGGTGGGGAGCAAGACAGCCCAGGAACTCGGGTTCGAACCCGGGGTCTACGACCCGGACCGTACGGTCAAGTTCCTGCAGGCAGTCTCCGAGTCACGCGCTGGAGCAATCAACGGGGCCACCAAGGCGGCTCTCGACGAGGCTCTCTTGAACGCGGACGACGAGGAGGCCCCGACGCCCGCTGACGTCTTCAAGAACGCGGAGGAAACCCGGTCCCTGGCCGGAGCGGCGGCACTGGTCACAGTGTTCTCCGCCTTCGCGACGACTGAAGCCGCAAAGCAGGTTTCCACCTCCGACCGACAGGCAACCAAGACCTGGGTCGTAACGTCCAACAACCCGCGCAAAGAACACGCCGCGCTGAACGGTGAGACAGTTCCTGTCGACGAGAAGTTCAGTAACGGCGCGGACTGGCCGGGTGATCCTGTCCTAGGGGCAGACGGTGTCGCCGGGTGCTTGTGCTCGGTCACTGTCTCGCTTCCCGACTAACTACCCGAGGGGGTAACTCGTGAAACTGAAGAACACCCAAATCCGGGTAAAGGCTGGTCCCGAGGACGGACTGAAGGAGGGCCAGTTCGAAGCTTACGCTTCGGTGTTTGGCAACAAAGACTCCTACGGTGACGTTGTGATCCCGGGCGCTTTTGCCGACACGCTCTCCGGCTGGAAGGACTCAGGCAACCTGATTCCCCTCCTGTTCGGGCACAATATGTCCGACCCCGACTACAACATCGGGCAGGTGGACGACGCCAAAGAGGACGACCGTGGACTCTTGACGCTCAACCAGTTGGACCTCGAAAACCCGAAGGCCGTGCAGACGTACCGCCTCATTAAGGGTCGTCGAATCAACCAGATGTCCTTCGCCTACGAGGTCCTGGAGGGTGGCTACGCCACCCGACAGAAAGACCCCAAGGGCGAAGACGGACCGGACAACCAAGAGGAGTACTTTGAGCTTCGGAAGCTCAAGCTCTACGAGGTTTCGGTCGTCCCCATTGGGGCCAACCAGGAAACGGAAATCACGGCAGTCAAAGCCGCCGAACTCGCAGAACGCGCTTTTGCGGACGGTCGTATTGACAGCAAGACTTTCGAGTCCGTACTCAAGTCCTACGTTCGGTGGGGCGAGGCGCTGACGGACTACGTCAAGCGCACAAACGCAGTGCTTCTTGGTGGGGCCAGCGGAACTGAGCCAGTGAAGTCGGAAGAGCCTGCTCCCGCAGAGGCCAACGACGAAGAACCCGCTCACGACCCGTCCGCCGCTCTAAAAGCGCTCGCGGCACAACTCAAACTCGAAAACCTGAAAGGAGAGGTTTAAGTGAACCTCAAAGAACAGCGTGCCGCAGCACTCAAGGCGGCAGAAGAACTCCTCGGCAAGGGTGACGTCGAAGGCGCGGAAGCGAAAATGGCCGAGGTCGAAGACCTGAACGCCAAGATCGCCCGTGCGGCCAAGGGTAGCGACCTGCTGAAGCAGATTGCCGACCTGACCGACGCCGACCAGAAGAACGCCGACCGCCGGGAAGACGGACTCCAGGAAGGAGCGGCCACCCTCGGTGACCACTTCGCCAAGTCCGTTCTCGACACCGTCCGGGCCAAGGCCTCGGCAGGCGAGAAGTACAGCATCGCCGCTCCCGAGTGGAACGGCCCGGCGAAGGCCGCGTCCGACACCCAGGTCACCGGCACGGTGTACAACACCCCGGTGCTCACCGAGTTCGACCGCACCCTGATCCGGGCGGTCCGTCCCGAACTGGTCCTGACCGACCTGCTCGGCTCCGGCACCATTTCCGGCACGGCCATCTCGTACTTCATCGAGACTGGCCCGATGCAGGGCGCGTTCACCACGGTGGCGGAAGGTGCGGCCAAGCCGCAGGTCCACTTCCCGGACCCGACCACGGCGCTTGACAGCCTGAAGAAGATCGCAGGCTTCATCAAGTTCACCGACGAAATGCTGGAGGACCTCGGCTTCGTCGTTTCCGAAATCAACACCCGCCTGCTCTACGAACTGGCAAAGTTCGAGGAACAGCAGTTGATCTACGGCGACGGCACCGGCACCAACGTGCTCGGCCTGCTGAACCGCTCCGGCATCCAGGTCGCGACTCGCGGTTCCGACACCGTCGCGGACGCCATCTTCAAGCAGATCACGGCAGTCTCCACTGGCTCCGGCCTGACGGCAGACGGCCTCGTGATGCACCCGCTCGACTACCAGTCCCTGCGCCTGCAGAAGGACGTCAACGACCAGTACATGGGCGGCGGCTTCTTCCAGGGTCAGTACGGCAACGGCGGCGTGATGGTCAACCCGCCGGTCTGGGGTCTGCGCACCGTGGTCACCCCGAGCGTTGCTCAGGGCACCGCAATCGTCGGCGCGTTCAACCAGTCCGCTACGGTTTACCGTAAGGGCGGCATCCGCGTCGAGTCCACCAACACCCACTCGGACGACTTCACCAACAACAAGGTCACGACCCGCGCTGAAGAGCGCATCGCCCTTGCTGTTCGTCGCCCGGCGGGCATCGTCAAGCTGACCCTCTAAGGAGGCCTTCGTGGCTACTACTGACGAAAAGCGGAGGCTCCGCTACGCGGGCCAGGCCGCAACAATTGCCGCTCCGGTGGCACTGACTGCCGCGCCCAGTGCGGCGGCTCCGACGAAGGTCGAGTTCGACAAGGTGGTGGCAGACAACGTGGCTCTTCGGACCAAGTTGGCAGAGGTCATTTCCACCTTGAAGACCGCTGGCATCGTCGCTTAGTAAACCCGTGACGGGGAGGGGCAAGGGTCCCTCCCCGCGCACGCGTTTCACGTGAAACAAAACGTAAGATCCCAACAGAAAGGGGCGTCCTAAAATGGCCGCTAAGCTCCAGGAGTACGAAGTAAACATCAACGGCATCCGCCACACCCTGCAGTTGAACGAGGAAGACGCCGACCGTATTGGCGCGACCCTCGTCAAGGAGTCCAAGGCTCCGATCAACAAGGCGGCGAACGCCACCAACAAGGCCGCTCCGGCAGNCCANCTAGCACTACCCAAACTACGAGAGAGGAGGTGGCCCCGTGATCACAATCGACGACCTGCCCAACTTCGCAGAACCTAGCGACGTGGAGGTCTTCACTAAGGGACAGATCGAGGCGTCAGACCCCAGGGTCCCCGACGCGCTGGCGGCGGTCACCTCCTCGATTCGTAGGGAGGCGGGCTGGCACATTGGCCCGGTGGTCGAGAACCACACACTCAAGCTCGACGGTCCGGGCGGCAGGAAGCTAAACCTGCCCACCCTAAAGCTGGTGGACCTCGTGTCCCTAACCCAGCTAGGGGTAGCCCTGGACCTCGACGGGGACTCCCACGACTGGTCNGAACTTGGGCTAGTCGAGAAGCGGGACGGCTCCTGCTGGACCGACCGCTACCGCAAAATCGAGGTCGTAATGACCCACGGTTTCGAAGACCTTGCGGACCTCAAGTTTCTGACCCTCTCGCTCGTGTCGCGTGGCCTGTCTTCACCCCTGGGCGCGACACGCGAGCAGGCCGGGTCAATGGCAATTTCCTGGGCGACTCCCCAACAGGGAGTCTCCGGCGGGCTGGTCCCGCTGAACTACGAGGAGCAAATAATGGCTCGCTACAAGCTGGTGACCTAAGGTGCTCGTAAGTTTTGCGAGGCAAAGCCTCGAGCGACTCCGCCCGACAGAGACGACCGACCACGGGAACACCGTACGGACCTACCCGGTGACGGGGACGACCGTTGGGGGACTCGTGGTCGAGCCGCTCTACACGCGGGAGGACAACAACAACAGGACCGCGACCGTGACCCAGTACAGGGTCCTGGCCCCGCCGACTGCGGACGTGCAGGAAAACGACCGCTTCCGCTACCGGGGCAAGGTCTACCAAGTCCTGGGCGAGGTGCAGTTCCAGCCCAGCCCCACCGGGGCGCTCGACCAGCAGGTCTTCGTCTTGGAGGTGTGGAGTGGTTAACGAAGTCAAAATCGTCCTGAACGACGCGGGCATTCGCGAGCTTCTGAACTCAGCCGGGGTCCAGGCCTTCCTTGCGGGGAAGGCCGAGGCGGTAGCCTCCTCGGCTCGGGGTGGCGGGGGCGAGTTCACTGTTGAAGTGAAGCCTGCCAAGGTACGTGCTCGGGCGAAGGTCCGGGCGGCTGACTTGGAGGCCCGGACCGCTGAGTCCGAGTCCCAGACGCTGACCCGGGCTGGTTACGGCTCCGGCGGCGCACCCGGGAAGGGGTAGGCATGCCGTCTCTTCTGGTCTTCCCTGACAGCGAAGAGTTGTTCCGGGTAGCGCTGGCTCTAATGCTGGCCGAGGTCACGGGAAGTACCGTCCCGGCCTTCACGAAGGTACCGAACCCCAGGCTCCCCGAGTTCCTCGTGGTCCGCCGTGTGGGTGGCTCCCGCCGGGACCTCGTCACTGACGTTCCTGTTCTACAAGTCGAGGTCTGGGCCGCGACTGAGAGCAGGGCCGACCGTTTGTCGCAGGTGGTCCGCTCGCTGATGCAGTGGTTCACCGAGATTAACGGTTTCGCAATTAACGGGACTGAAGAGGTCACTGCACCTGTTTCGTTTCCTGACGGTTCCCAACAGGAGCGGTACACCGCTTCTTACGCTCCCGCAGTCCGTGGGCGCGAGTTACTCACACTAGCCTGAAAGGGGCAACCCAATGACTGTTTCCAGTCAGAACGTCTTCACGGGCGCACCGGACCAACTCACTACAGGGGCCATTCTTCGTGCCCCGATTGGCACCGCGCTCCCCGTCGCAATCGAAACCGCGCTCAACGTGGCCTTCAAGGACTCCGGCTACATTGGCAACGAGGGCCTGAAGCTGACGCCGACGACCAGCACCGAGCAGATCAAGGACTGGTCCGGAGCGACCATCCGGGAAATCCTCTCGGAGTTCAACGCCAAAATGTCGTGGACTCACCTGGAACTCTCGCCCGAGGCGCTGAAGGTCTACTTCGGCGACACCAACGTGACCGTGACTGCGGCCACCGCGAGCACCGGTACCAAGACCGTGAGCAAGCTCAACGCGACCGAGCTTCCGGTCTGCGCCTGGGCCTTCAAGATCAAGGACGGCCCGCGCAAGGTGCTGATCACGGTCCCTCAGGGCCAGGTCACCGAGCGCGGCGAAGTCGCCTTCACGAAGACCTCGGCAATTTCGCTTCCGGTCGTGCTCAGCACGTACCCGGACGCCAGCGGTAACAACGTCTACATCTACACGGATGACGGCGTTTTCTCCGCCTAGTTAGACTCGGCTGGGGCAGGTTCCGGGATCGCCTGCCCCAGCCGTCAACTTAACCGACCCGGACCTTCGAAGGAGATCCCAATGACCCACGAACAGACCGCCTCCGAGGCACTCGACGGAGTACCCGCCGTGTTCCGCCTCCCGGCCTCCAAAAAGTCCCTCGCACAGAACCAGTTTCGGTTCGTGCTCCCGGACGAACCCGACACCGTTTACTCGATTCCGAAGCTCCGCTTCCTGAGGCCCTCGCTGGCTGTCAAAATCGAGAGCATGCGGGTGAACGACGCTGTAGTCGAACTGCTGGAGGAGTTCCAGCCCGGACTGCTCGACAAGCTCGACGACGTAGACCAGCTTGAAGCTCTCGTGCTCGGCTGGGCGCAGGCTTCGGGGATTACCCTGGGGGAATCCAAGCCCTCCTCGGACTCCTCCGAGAACACCGAGGGCCAGCCGAACACTACCTCTGGACCCACGGACGAAGTCTAGAAGACCTAGACACCGGGGAGCTTGACTGGCGGGAGTTGTTCTTCTGTTTCAGTTTCGCTCCCCGGGACTCCGCCCTTGGCAGGGCAATGCAGGGCGACTTTGCCGAGTGGGGAGTGGCGGAGTACCTGCTGGCTCTGGTGGCGGACGCTGTCAACGCTGGCAACTGGCAACGTGGCGGAGGCAAGGGGCCGAGGCCCCAGCCAATCGAACGACCGACTGAGAAGAAGGCCGTTTCCTTTGGTGCTGACCCAATCCCGATTAGGGACTTCAACGACTGGTGGGACGGAGCGTAAACCGTGAGTGGTGCTGAAGTTGGTAGCGCGTACTTTACCCTCCTGCCGTCCGTAAAGGGACTGCAGGGGGCAATCGCCAAGGAAGTTGGCGCTGTCGACGGCACCGCTCCCGGTCGAGCGGTCGGGTCCAAGCTGGGTGGCGGGATTGCCTCGGGCGTAAAAGCCCTTGTCGGTCCCGCCCTCGTGCTCGGTGCGGGCCTGGCCCTGAAGGGCTTCATTGCTGACGGGATCGAGGGCGTCAAGGGCTGGCAGGTCCTGCAGGCCCAGACCGACGCCGTAATCAAGTCGACGGGTGGCTCGGCTAACGTCACGGCCAAGCACATTAACGACTTGGCCCTGAAGTACGAGGGGATGACCGCCACCCANGGCGAGTCGATCCAACAGGGAGCGAACATGCTCCTGACCTTCTCNAACATCCAGAACCGGGTGGGCGAAGGCAACGACATTTTCGACCAGGCCACACTGGCAATGGTTGACTACGCCCGTGCTACGGGTAAAGACGCGCCTGCGGCGGCGGTCCAGCTTGGTAAGGCTCTGAACGACCCGGTAAAGGGCGTCACCGCCCTGAGCCGTGCGGGCATTCAGTTCACTGAACAGCAGAAGGACCAGATCAAGGTCCTGCAGGAGTCGGGCGACATGCTCGGCGCTCAGAAAATTGTGTTGGCTGAGGTCAACAAGCAGTTCGGCGGCTCTGGCGCGGCTTTCGCGGAGACGACCGCCGGTAAGCTCTACCTGCTCGGGGACGCCTACGGCGACGTGGGCGAGGGAATCGTCAAGGGCTTCATGCCCGCTGTCGGCGCTGGTGCGGAACTCGCCACCAAGGTGCTGTCGGCGGTCGCTCCCAAGATCGAGCAGTTCAGCGCGGTCGGCGGGCAAATGGCCGTCAAGCTCCTGGAGTCCGGCCCAACCATTAAGAACGCAATTGACGGGGTCGTCTCGCTGGTGCGGGACGGGGACTTCACCGGGCAGTTGGCTTCGGCCTTCGGCATCGAGGAGGACAACCCCATTGTCGGGGCGTTCCTGACCATTCGGGAGACGGTCGGCGGGGTAATCTCGGAACTGGCCCCGGTGTTCGCGACGCTGGTGCCCCTGGCCCTGGAACTCTGGTCTAGCTTCTCCCCGTTGAGTCTGGTCTTCCAGTCTCTAACTCCGGTGCTACCCGCGCTGGTCGGGGCGCTGACCCAGCTAGGCGTAACCTTGGCTGTCGTGCTGGCAGGTTCACTCCAGCAGGTAATGCCGGTGCTGACTCAGCTTTCGGGGATCCTAATCGACTCGCTCGGTCAGGTGTTCACGGCTGTAGCTCCGCTCATTGTCTCCCTGCTCGGCCAAATCGGGACCTACTTTGGGCTTATTGCCCCGGTAATCCTCCAACTGGTCGCGGTGGTGGCGCAACTGGTCGGACAGCTGGTTTCGGCGCTCGTCCCGATCTTCGTTCAACTGGTTACAGCGGTCTTCCCGATGGTGGTCGAAATCTTCGGGGCGGTCCTGCAGGCAATAGTCCCGCTGGTCCAAATGATTGCCGGTGTGCTGGTTCCCGTGATCCAGGCCCTGCTCCCAGTCGTGGTCACCGTGTTCTCTGCGGTGGCGTCTGTGGTACAGGCAGTAATGCAAGTAGTGCTTGGCGTAATCCAAGTAGTGACGGGCATTATTTCAGGTAACTGGTCGCAGGTCTGGCGAGGGATTCAGAACATTTTCGCCGGGGTCTGGAACGCAATCGTCGCGGTGCTCCGAGGAGCGCTCGCTATTGTCGGTTCGGTAATCTCGGCGGGGTTCAACCTCGCAGTCTCCGTGGTCACTGGTGCNGGNAACAACATTCGGTCGTTCCTGGCTTCGACCTGGGTCAACATTGTGACCGGCGTGTCCTCAATGATTGGCAACGTCCTCGGGTTCTTCTCGGGCCTGGGCGGTCGAATCCTCGGGGCGCTCGGCAACGTGGGTTCAGTCCTCTACTCGGCAGGCGTCAACATTGTCCAGGGCCTAATCAACGGTATCGGGTCAATGATGGGGGCTATTGGTCGGGCGGTCCTGAGCATCGTCCCCGAGGCGATTAGGGGTCCGTTCGAACAGCTTCTCGGGATCCACTCGCCGTCACTCGTGGCGACTTGGTGGGGCGAAATGCTCGGCCTCGGTCTGGTCAACGGAATCGACGACTCCGTCCCGGCTGTGGCCGGGGCAACCGCACGGCTGGGCAGGGCGGCAACGCCGGGCCTGGCCCTCAACGGTTCCCGCTCCACGTACCGCCCGCAGGCCGGGCTGGACGCCACGGGCGGGGAGTCCCTCGAAATCCACGTCCACGGGGATATGTTCGGCGACGCCCGCGAGGTCGCGGTCGAACTCCAGCGCAACAAGCGCCGGGCAGTCCTGGTCCACAACATCGACGCAGTAGCGGCAGGAGTCTAAAGTGGGTGTAATCCTCCTAGCGGTCCGCCCGGTTGACGTACCGGTCGTACTTGAAGAAGCGGCTAAAACTTGGTTCGGCCTTCGGGTCGAGTGGGTCGGCTGGGACGGCTCCGTCTGGAACCTGACAGACCCGGCCCGGGGCACTTTCGTGACCCCGGGCGGGGTCGAGGGGTTCGGCCCGCCCGAGTACACCGAGTGGGTCCAGGACTCGCCCGCTGTGGCGGGGCAGTTCTTCCGTGGGGTGCAGGCGAAGCCCCGACAACTGTTCTTCCCAATGGCAATCTACTCGGACGCTGGCTCGCAGGCGTGGTTTGAACTGCAGTCCGCGTTCTTCAAGACAATCAAGCCTGACCGCTACGGCACGGTACGCGTGACCACGCCGGGCGGGCAGACCCGGACAATCCAGGGCAGGTCCAACGCCAAGTCTACCTCCTTCAACCTCGACCCGTTCCGCACGGGCTACCAAGGTTACGGGCTGTCGCTAATGGCGGACCAGCCGTTCTGGGTGGGTGACGTGGTCAGCGCCACCTTCAAGTCGGGNGCGAGCACGGACTTCTTCAACGGGGCCTCCAAGGCCCCGAACTTCGTNATCTCGGAGGGCGCNACCTTCGCCTCAGCTAAGGTGACCAACCCGGGCGACCAGGATTCCTGGCCNGTCTGGACGGTCGTCGGCGGNGCCACCACCACAGTAACCCTGGGTGTGAACGGCTCCAACGTCACGGTGCCTTTCGCGGTGGCGGCTGGCAAGGCCCTCCAGATTGACACGGACCCCAGGGTCCAGACTGCCGTTTACGGCGACTGGGACTCGGTCAACAAGAAGCTGACNGGGACTCTGGACGACCGGACCGACGAACTCGGGGCGGTNGACTTCGCACCGGTTCCGCCGGGCGAGGAGGTCCCNCTTACGGTGGCGCTCTCCGGCACCGGCACCGTCGAGGTCACACTAACTCCGCTTTACGAGAGGGCTTGGTAACACTGTGGCAGAGATCCCGTTCAAACTCACGGTTTACAACAAGTCCTTTGTGCGACAGGGCTGGGTAGGCGACCCCGTACGGCTGGAGGTCGTCGCCCGCCACAACGCAGTAGGAAACCTGGGCCTGACGCTCCGGTCCAACTCGCCCAAGGTCGCGCTCCTAATGGACCCCGGGACCCGGCTGGTCTGCGAGTACGAGGGGAACCACCTGCTCTCGGGTCCGGTCCGGACTCGGGGCGGCAGTTCCAACGGCGAGATTAACTTCTCGGTGGTGGACGACTTCCGGCTGTTCCAACGGGTTCTGGGCTGGCCGTCCCCGACTAGCTCGCTCTCCACCACGGCCCTCGGTACCCAGCCTGCTGAGTACGACACGAGGTCCGGCCCGGCGGAGAACGTGGCTAAGGCTTTTGTCCGGGCGAACGCGGTAACGCGGCTCGGACTGCCGGTCACGGTGGAGGCTGACGGCGGGCGCGGCGACTCAATTACGGTGGCAATGCGCTTCCACCCGCTGTACGACAGGCTGTTCCCTGCCGTCGACGGGGCCGGGGTGGGGCTTTCCGTGAAACAGCAGGGTTCCGGGCTGTACGTGTCCGCCTACGTTCCAACGAGTTTCCCACGGGTACTCTCGGAGGCGGCAGGCGTCGTGCAGGAGTGGGCGTGGACGAACTCCGCGCCAGAGGCGACTCGGGGCGTGGTCGGTGGACAGGGCGAGGCTACGGCCCGTAACTTCCTCCGGTTCACGAAGACCGCGCTCGAAACCGAGTGGGGCGACACCATCGAGGTGTTCCGGGACGCCCGGGACACGGGCGCTCTCTCAGTCTACACGGAGCGGGCGAACGAAACCCTGGACGAGACGGCTGAGAAGTCGGGCCTGTCGGTCCGTTTCTCGGAGACAATGAACTTCCGCTACGGCCAGGGCTTCAAGCTCGGGGACGAAATCACCCTGAAGGTCGGCCCGAACCTGACGATTACCGACCTCCTCCGGGAGGTCAAAATGACGTGGACGCAGAAAGACGGCCTCGTCACCCAGCCACTACTCGGCGAAGTCCAGGACGACCCGGACGTTGCCCTTGCAAAGGCGCTCCGCAAGAACGCCACCGACATTCGAAACCTAAGGAGTAGGTAACGTGGCGATTACGTCCAAGTTCTACACTGGCTCAGTTGACCACGTCGAGTGGGCAAAGGCCGCTGGCGAGGTGGGGTCCACCTTCTACGGCGCGGAGTCCCTGTCCGCGTGGCAACCGACCGTGGTTTCCGGCGTCGACCGGACTGTCCGCATTGGCACCGGGGTGATTTGGGGCCGGGGCGTCCGGGACACGAACGACGCGACTGTTGACGTCGCCATCCCCTCNACCACCAGTTCCGGCGGACGCTGGGACCTGATTGTCGCNCGGCGTACGTGGGGCACTTCGGCTACCACCATTGTCCGGGTNGCAGGCACCTCCACCAAGGGGATCCCNGCAGGTCGGCTCAGTGGCCCAGGCGTCGTGGACGACCAGCCGCTCGCGCTGGTCAAGGTGTCCAAGGACTCGACCCTGATTACCGAACTGGTGGACCTCCGGGTCTTCGGTGGCGGTACGGGGAGCCTGCAGGCGTTGGACAAGCTCGCGCTCCAGTACCTGAACTTCCCGGGCGCACTGGTGCAGGTGGGTACGGAGTTTTGGGCCTACCCGGCGGACGGCTCCGCTTGGGTCAAGGCGGGTAACTTCCTCGGGCTGGACCTGTTCGGTGTCGGGGCGGCGCTCCAGGGTTCGGGGTCTTCGCCGTTCCAGTTCCAGGGCGGCTCGGTCGTCCAGAACACGGACGCCAACGGGTTCGCCCGGTTGACGTTCCCCAAGTCGTTCCCTAACGGCCTGCTTACGGTCGTCGCAATCAACGGCGACGACTTCGCAGTCCCTCGGGCGTTCCCCAGCGGTGCAGGCGGTCCGGCCTTCGGGATGGGTG